CTTGTATAAACCTTGAAATTATTTAAACTATAGTTTGGATTACTAGAATTCCAATCACCTAAATATAAGTCAGTGTCAAAAGTTGTAACAAACTCTTGATTTGTTGTATTAGTTGAATTTGCTCTAAAACCTTGCGCTCCTTGATAATACTGTTGAGCTGTTTCGTTTATTAATCCGTTGTTTGGTGGTAATATAGCCATATTCTATTAAGTTCTTTCGTTTTGTTCTTCTTTTTGTATTTCTGCAGATGCAGCTTGTATAATCATAGGGTCTTTTATTACAACTCCAGCATATTTTAATATTTGCAATATAACATTTGTTTGCTCTGTTGGATCTAACTCAAAATCAACAGAGGTAGATGGATCCCAAACATAGTAACCGGCTGTAGAGTCAAAATTCCAAACAACATCAGCTGGTTTTCTTAAATAAGTTGCTTGAACACTGCCATTTATTGTTTGAGGATATATTATTATTTGATTATTTTCATAAACAAAAACAGGAAAATATTCTGAAGGTTTTGTAATTGGTGATAAATTCATTAAAGCTAATTCATTTCGCTCTACCATTTCTACAGCTTTATCTTCTTTATATAATACAGTTCCTAATTTATAAAAATCAATAGGGTATAACACTATTCTAATAGTGTTTCCAGCGGCTAAAGCGCCAGCGGTTAATTGTAAAGCTCCACCAGTTATTGTGTAGTCAGAATAAGCAACTCCAGGTGTGCCGGTTGGTTGTTCTAACGTTACAACCACGTTGCTTGTTTCTACTTGAGCTTGTGTTATTGTTGTTAAAGGATATGATGTGGCGTTTAGTATAGTAGCAAATGTTTGTGAACCTGTTGAAACCCCTGAAGAATTTGGTGGGGTAAAATATCCTGGTGATGTGCTTGTGGGTCCATTATAACCGCAAGAACCTATAGTTTTAAATTTATCTAATTTTTCTTGAACAGTTTTGTAGCGATCTCCGTATTCACTATCATTTTGTGGAACACGCATTTGTTGGTTTATAGTTTCAAAATAACCATCAACTATTTCTAACTGAACTTGAGTTGCAAGTTTGTTAAATTCGTTAGGTGTTAAATAACCTCTTTGTTCTTTGTTAATGATTAACAAGACTGTTTTATAAACTTGATCTACGTTTATCGCCATTTTTATATTTTTATTATAATACACTAGGGCGTCACTTTAAATGACACCCTAATATATTAGTATTACATGTTATTTAAGTTTTTTCTCTATAGACTTAAATATTTCTACTCCTTCGTCTGTCTTAAAAAAAGCAGCCATTGCAGAGTAAGGATTTTCATCAAAAGGAACGCTCATTAGTTTCTTTCCATTAGAAGCCCAAGTAAAATATCTTTGATCTTGAGATAGATCTATTATATTTGCTTCTACAGCTTTAACAGCAAAGTTTCTTAATTGAACGTTTTCATCGTTAACTAATTCAATAAATAAACCTGGGTTTGATCTAGCAAATATTAATAAATCTCTTTTAAGTTCTTTAGAACTCATTTTTGTAACTTTAGACCCTATTTCAACTCTCATTATAGCTTCTGCCATATCAATATCAATATTTCTAGCTGCATTAAGAGCATCAACTTGAAGATTTAATAAATCTAATTCATCAACAGCAACTTCAACAGGATCAAATTCAAAAAAACTTTTATCTTTTAAAGGGTGATAAAGTGAAAGAAGCTTTTGTAAATTTTGTTTTTCTTTTGGCACCATTAAAACACCGTCCTTAAAAATAATATGACCTAACGTAGCTTCGCCTTTTTGTTCGTCTACGAAACAAGAGTCTTGATTTGTAGCATATCTAATTTCTCTTTGTTTTCCGCTTTCTTGATCAAAATATAATAAAGCGTGTTTTTTTGTATGTTTAGAAGGTATTGTATAGGTTAATGGTTCCATTCCATTTTTTAATATATATCTTCTATCTTTTATTTCCCAATTTTTTTTATTTTCTTTTTTCATAATATAATATAATTAAATAGTTAAAAAGTAAGAATTACCCCTGAAAATTCATCAGGGGTAAAACTTACAGGATTTTTTATAATCCTTTAAATAATACGAAGTTGTTAGCAGCTTGTGTTACTAAACATCTTTCAGATAGGAAGTTTACTTCCATAGCATCTAAATCAGATGTAAAAGCTCCACCAGCAGAACCAGTTAACCACGACTTCATACGTCTATCATCTCCTTGAGAAGCTCTGTATCGTACGTGCAAGAATGGACGACGGATATTAGTTCCTAAGATTTGATCATAAACAGTTGATGTTCCAGCAGGAATTAAAACACCTTCAATTGAAGATGGTCCTGTAAGAGCACCACGAGTTGAAGCATCATTTAAGTATTTCCAGTCTGTTTTATAGAAATCATAAGATCCTCTACGGAAACCGCTAAATCCAAGATTTAAAGCCATATCTTCAGAGTTTTCAAATAATCCATAAGCAGTACCGCCTTGAGCACCTCCAGAGATTGCAGATAGCATGTCATCGAAATCCAAAGCAGTTTGTCTTTGTAAAAATAACATGTTTTCTTCAATAGCCCCTTGAGTATCTAGGTTTTTAAGAATAGCGTCAAAAGAATCAATTCCAGCAGCAGCAGTAAAACCAGTGTTTACGTTACCTCTTTCTTCGATTGCAGCGAAAAGACCTTGAGTACCAGCTATGCCAGTAATAGCAGATCCTGCAGCTACTTTTTCACCTTCAACTAATGACATTTCTAGGTAATCTTCAAAACGTAGTCTTGTTTCAGACTCAGCTTTTAAGTACCATAAATATCCAGATGTTCCATCTTCAGTAGCAACTTCAACCCAACCAATTTGAGCCATATCAGAACCGTTTACAACGTATTTGTTTCTGATTATGATTGGTGAATTATGATATTGAGTAAACTGAGGATCAACACTAATATATCCATCTGTTTGATTAGCAGCGTTGTAGTTAGGTGTAGTAGATCCTTTTACATATTCAGAACCATATACAAATACCTTTACAGTACCAGTTAATCCAGCAGCGGCTAAAGTAGCGGCAGTATAAGGTAGTGCTGTAATTTGTCCAACACCAGCTCCACCAGGTACAGTAGCACTAACATAACATTTTGCTTCGTTTCCAAAATTATCTAAAACTACAACTGTTGCACCAACAGAAATAACGTTAATTACGTCAGCAGGAGTTCCAGTAAAATTGATAACATTGCTAGCTCCATAAGCAGGAGTTAAGTCTTCATAAGCAATATGTAATCTGTTTTGCTCAGACCAGATAACTTGATCAGATGTCATTGGCATTTCAGCGCCAACCATTCGTAAGAATCCAGATAACGTACGGTTTCCGTAACGCTCTACTTCTTGTTCGTATACTTCAGGTAGATATTGTTGTGCAAAATCCACGAAGTTAGCACCCGCTTTGTCAGTCCACTGTAAATAGTTGCTGTTGAGCACTTCTTGTTTTTGAGATGGGATTAAGCTCCCAAATTGAGGTTGTAAACTCATAATTTTTTAATTTTTTTAGTTAAATTTTTTTCTTCTTATTTTAAGTTTTGAAGAATCAGCGCCACTTATAGCTTTAACTTTTAATCCATTAACAAAAACATTTCCATTAGTACCTTCTTTTCTTGGTTCTGTGGTTATGTTTTTAGACTTAGCAACAACATCTTTTACAGCATCAGCTTTGCCTTGTTCATAAAAGTGTTTAGCTATTGTATCTGCGTTTCTAGCAGCATACATGGCTTTGTGGTAACCCTTTGGATTAATTAGTTCATTGTTTTCATTTAAGAACGTCTTAACAAAATCTGTAATGTCTAATTGGTTTTTAACAACGTCGTTAGGATTTTTGATTCCGTATCTAAAGTTTTTATCTCCTAAATTAAAATCGAAACCTTCGAAATTTTCATTAAAAGTATCTTTAGTTACTTTTTCAAAAGCTTGACGCTGCTGAGTCACCTTTTTTTGATCTTCATTATATCTATTAAAAAAGTCCATTGCTTTTTGTTGATCTTCATTAACTGATGATTTCAACTTGATTTCATCGTAGTATTTATTTTTCAAACCTTCCAAAAAGCTTTTAGCTTTTCCAATTTCTTCTTTATATGCTAGTTTCTTTTTTCTAACATCTTTTTCATCATCTAACTCTTCATCATATGAAAAATTATCTTCTAATAAAAAATTAACTTCTTCATATTCTAAGTGTGGACGAGTGTTTCTGTAATATTCTCTAAGTAAAGTGTTATTATCTACATTATCATAATTAGCATTTAATCTAACATAATCTTCTATAGTAGCACCTGGCATTTCTTCCATAAAAGAAATTAATTTTTCAATGTTTTCAGGTAGTTTTTTTCCTAATACCTTTTCATCTCTTATTGCTTCTTTTACTTCTTGTTCAACTTTTTTTGTTTCTTCTTCTACTTTCTGCACTTCTTTAATAGGACTTTCAGTGGGCTTTTCGTCTCCTTGTCCCACTTCTTGCAGTCCCACCTCGGGTCTTTCTTCGCGTAACACGCTGCTCTCTGTTTCTTGTTTTTGAACGGCATCTTCTTCTTTTTTTACTTTACTTAAATCAACCTTTACTGGTTCTTCTTTTTTAGCAACAGCTGCAAAATCCATTTTTATTGTTTCTTCTGGAGCTGATAACTTTTTAGGTGTTTTTCTTTTTTGTTTTAACTTAAAGTCACCTTCCTGTTTAACAGGTTCATTTGTTTTTGTTTCTTCTGACATAATATAATATAATTAAAAAAATTGATAATTGTTTTATCTAGGATCAAATTGCTCTAATCCAAAACCTCCTAAATTGTCAAATCCTGCTGATTCAAAATCTTGAGGTAGTGTGTTGTTTTGTCTTTGATTTATTAGCTTAGACTCTTGAGTTCCTTGCATTTTTATTCTATTGTCTTTTCTATCTTCTATTTCTTGCTCTTTGGTTGTTTCAGCTTTAGCTTTTATTTGAGCAAGTTGCATGTTGTAACTAAATTCTTCAGCCATTAAACCTTTTTTTATCTCTGCTTCTTGAAGCATTTTTTTCATTTCAAGTTGCATTTTAGATGTTTCTATTTGTATAGTTGTTTCAGCTAAAGCCTGTTGTTTTTGCATTTCAGCTGTTATAGCAGCTTCTGAAGCTTGAGCATTAGCTTGTGCTTGAGCTTGAATATTAGCTTGTTGATTAGCTTGATCTTGTCTAGCTTTTGCTTTTCTTTTTTGCTTTAACAAAGCGTTTGCTAGTTTTATATTTTTTACCTGTCTAATGTCTATAGCATCATCTAAATCTATTCCACCTGACTGCAAAGCTATTTGTATGTTTTGCTCTAATTGAGCTTTAGCTTCTTCGTCTGGTTCTAATTCTAAGAATATTCCAAAATCTTGCAGATTTTTTTCTTGTAACTCCTCTAATGTACCAGTGTTATATGATGATATAGAATCTATTAAAGCAGCTCTAGTTAATGGATATTCTAAAGCATCAGCTATTCTCAACGCTATGTTTTCACAAGTTCTCAAAGTTAGATATAAACCACCTTGCATAACATGTCTTAGTGCTGTATTTGAATTTGCCGCGGCTAATTTCTGTAAACCTACAAGCGCATCCTTACTAGGTGTGCTAGCATCAGACGCTTCATTCAGACCTGTTACATCACGTATCATTTGTAAATAATACTGATATGTTTGTATTAAACTTTGTATTTTAGCACCACCGCTACTTGTTTGAAGTTCTTGAATAGGTACTTTAGCTCTGTTTAAGTCACCGTCTTGAGTCATAGATCTTCCAACTATAGAACCAGTTTGAAAATACATGTTTAAAGCTTCAGAGGCATTATAATTTGTTCCGTTACCTAAATCAACTTCAGCTAAACCATCTACATCTACAAAAACGCCATCTGGAACCATTCTAGACAACACCTGTTGTAGTTTTAAATGAGTTAACTGTATCATGTCTGCAAAACCTGTTATTCTGCTAACTGTTGACTCTATCATTCCTTTATACATGCGTGGTGCACATATAGAATAATTCATGTTAACTTTTGTTAAATTAGAATTTGGTCTTGTCATATTTTCTGACATTTTCCACTCTAACATCATTTCGTGTCCTAATATTTTAGCGCCAGTGTATAATACTTCTATACTTCTACCCACTCTTTCAAAATTATCATTTGGTTGAGGGTTAAAAGTGTCTGGTTTTTCTAAAGCTTTTTCAAGACCTTGATCTGTTTGTTTTATTTTAAATATTTGATTACTGTATGTCTTGTATTCAAAATACAAAACTTGCACTTGATTATAAGAATCTTGTTGTGCGTAAAAATTTCTAGTATAATTAGCATCACCTGGAAATTTTTCAATTTTTTCTAATTCAGCGTCTGATAGTCCAGGAAATTGTTTTTTTAATTCAACTAAACTTATTGATTTAACCTCTCCAGCATAATATATATCATCAAAATTAGGATCTTCTGTATAAGAATAAACCAAATTAGCAGGATCTACATAATTAACGGTAACGCCATTTGCTAAATTAAAATCTGTTTTTACAGCCCCTATTCCAATTATAGTTAAATCTTGTATTAACCTTTTCTTTACTAAGTCGTATTTATTATAAGCTAAAACATTTTCAATAGCTTCTTCTTCTGCTATTTCTATGGACTGCTTATAACTTAACTGCATGTGAAGATCTAACTCTTGCTGGTTTTCTGGTAAATTATCAGTGTCATTTGTGTTGAAAAAATTCATGCCAGTAGCTTGATTTGTAGCTTCAATTATTTCTTTAGCATACATATCACGCATTATAGCATCTGCATATTTAGTTCTTTTCTTTAAAGATTCTGGATCTTGAGCAAAAGCTTTAATATCAAATATTTTTTGTGACATTCCGTTAACTATAATGTCAACAAATTTTGGTATTATTGGAACAGGTTTCCAGTCTAAGTTTAAGTAAGATAAATCGCCATTGACAGCTAATTCATCTTTATATTTTTGAACAGGTTGTTCACCTCTAGCATACAGTCTTAATCTGTGAAAGTTTAACCAACTATTTTGATATCTATTACCTAAACCTCCTCTATCTCCAGAAAACCACTCCCCTTCAATAGCTCTACCCACGGCGTAACCATAATCATAACTTTGCTTTTCTTCATCAGATACAACCTGACTAGGAAACGAACCTGCGTAATTAGTGTAAATCATTTATCTTATTATTTTTGAACTAAATCCTTTATTATCGTATTTTTTAAAACCTAAATTTTTAACCTCTACTTTTCTTTTAAATACAGGTGTGTATAAGTTTTTATTACAAGCCATTATTGCTAGACCGGAACTTATAGAAGCATCGTGTTTTGTTCTGTTGTTTATATCAAATCTCGACCAATCTTCTAATGTTTTTTGAAAATACATATCACCGTGTTTTTCACCTAAATTACCTACATAAGTTTCTATATAAGACTCTATAGCTGCGGCATGCGCTTGTTTTATATCTTGACTAGAATTAGGTATACCACCTATTTCTCTCTCTGTAACTGACAATTTCATATACACTTTATCTGGTCTGTTCATAGAATAACCTCTATAACCTCTTCTTTTAAAATGATATAATAATCTTGGTTTGTTATTTTCA